AACCACTGACATCTCGTTCACGAATGGTGATGCAGAAACAATCATAGTGTCTATTGATTACGCTGAACGTCAGCAAGGTATAATAGACAGTCCTTGGTACTTTGTTCCGATCAACATCGGCTGGTACATTTATAAATAACTTCCCACAGGAGAAATCAATATGGCCTTTGCACAGGGTTCACGCTCCAGCCTGTCGTTTATCGTAGAATCTACGTTTGGTACGACACCCGCTGGAAACTTTACTAACCTTCCATTCAGCACTCACTCTTTGAACCTAACTAAAGACCGTGTTGCTGGTACTGATATTCAAGCTGACCGTATGGCTCGTGTTGATCGTCATGGCAACCGTCAAGTAGGTGGTGACATTGTTGTCGATCTCCGTGATGGTGACTTCGATGGCTTCCTTGAATCAGCTATGCTTAACACTTGGGCAACTAACGTGCTTAAAGTTGGTACGACACCTAAGTTCTTCTCTATCGAAGATTACGCTGCTGACATTGACCAAGCTCGTGTGTTCACAGGCATGTCAGTTTCCACTATGGCTATCTCCCTTGCCCCTAACCAGATGGTAACTACAACCTTCGGTATGGTTGGTAAAGACATGACCATCAGTGCCACTGAAAAGACACAGGATGCTGCTTCTGGTGCTGCACCCTTCGATGCTTACTCAGGTGACATCTCCATCGGTAACGTAGGTGGTGCTGCTCCTGTAGCCATCGTGACAGCCCTTGACTTCACACTAAATAACTCATACGCACCTACCTTCGTCATTGGTGACGATAGCGCACCTTCTCTTGAGTATGGTCGTGCAGAAGTTGAGGGTACACTGACAGCTTACTTTGAAGATGCTGCACTTATCAACCGCTTCCTCAATGAGACTGAAACTGAGATTGAAGTGTCTGTAGACGACCCTACAGGTGGTAACTCATACACCTTCTCATTCCCACGAGTGAAAATTAACTCCGCTGATGTTGGTGTCGATGGCCCAACTAGCCGTATGGTCTCTATGTCTTTCGTAGCTCTCTATGATACGACAGAAGGTACTAACCTTAAGATCACACGCCCAGCGTAAAAGAATACCTAGCTAGGTAGTGGAGGCTCCTGAGTCGGGTCGGGGGTCTCCACATTAATCAAACCCGACATTAACCACCCGAAGGAAACCGACATGGACTTAAAAGACCTGACACCGAATTTAGATGATATTGTTGTTGATCTCAAGCATCCAGCAACAGGTGATGTACTAAAGAATGATGATGGCACGAATATGACAATCACTATTCTTGCGCCCCATTCTAAAGAGTATAAGAAAGCCCAACACGAACAAATCAGCAAGCGGCTTAAGAAAGCTCAGAAGAGTAAGTCTCAAGATGTTGACTACTCAGATATTGAGGAAGCTACGCTGGAGGTTCTAGCCAAGACAACTAAGGCTTGGGACATTACATACAACGGAGAGAAACCTAAGCTCACCGTTGCTAAAGCCAAAGACTTATACGAAGAAGTCTTCTGGATTAAGAGCCAGCTTGAGGAGGTAGTGACTGACTCTCTGGATTTTACGAAGGTCTGATCTGTGAGCTAGTTGAGTGGGCTGAACATCAGTTTAAACTTAATAAGCCAGATCAGAATGGCACTACAGAACGAGAACATCTTGAACAAGTAGAGAGGCAGACTGGACGTAGAATAGGAGCATTGGAACCCCCGACACCCTTCCCCATGCTAATATCCCACGTTTGGTCTGCCTTTATTGCTTTAAGCTCTAGCAGGGGGTCAGGCTTTAGTGGCCCAGCGCCTATTACCTTTGAGCAGATTAAAGCATGGAAAGAGCTTACAGAAACATCTATTGAGCCTTGGGAGATTGAGGCCATCAAGAGAATAGACCTAGAATACTTAAGGGTGGCAAATGGCTGACGATATTAGACTGGTAATTGGTGTTGAGCAAAGTGGTCTTCTTAAGGCCATTACCAACACTGAATCACTTGAGAAGAAGGTCAAGAAGTTATCTGATGCGTATGCTCGGGATGCCGTCAGCTATGGTCGTTATAATAAAGCTATAGGTAATCTAGCTACTGCCACAAAGAAGAGCAAGAAAGAACTCCTTGACTATGGCAAAGCGCTCAGGGCAGATGAGCAAGCTACCAAACAAGCTACTCTGGCAACTAAGCAGTTCGCTCAAGCTAGAAAAGATGCCATAGCAGAAGATCAAAGACGTACCGCAGCAGCTAAGAAAGCCACTCAAGTTGCTGCACAACAGTCTACTGAGGAGGAGCGCCTCAAGAATAAGTTTGTTCAAGGTTATACTGCTGCAAGCATATACTCTAAGGAGCTTAATGATCTAGGTATTGCCCGTAAGAGGGGTATCATTTCCATTGAGCAACAGAGGGTTGCCCTAGATCGTCTGAACAAAGAATACGCTGAAGGCTCCGGTCGTTTCGCTATGTATGCAAACGCTATGGGCAAAAGTGCAAACCGCGCTGGTGTTGCTATGCAACAGACTGGCTATCAAGTGGGTGACTTCTTGGTTCAGGTTCAGTCCGGCACTAACCCAATGGTTGCGTTTGGTCAACAGGCTACACAGTTGGTAGGTGTTCTGTATTTACTACCTCAAGCTACTCTTGCGGCCAAAGTGGGCTTCATAGGTCTTCAGATGTCTATGGGGGCCATAATTGCTGTCGTAAGTATTCTCGTTCCCCTTGCATCAGCTATCGGTGCGTATTTTCTTAGAGCCGGAGAAGATGCAAAAGAGGCTTCTGGTGATATAGATACCTATGCTAATGCTATAGACAACTTGAACAATAAATTAAAGGGTCTTTTGGAAACAAGGCTTTCCGAAACAACTCAGTTTGATGCTGATATTCTTGTAGCTAGTCAAAAGAGGCTACAGATTGCAAATAAAATAGCGGAAGTGCAGTTAGACAGTGCTGGATATACCGGCGATGCAAAAGTGTTTGCCGACAACCTTGTAAAAACCTTAGAAAAAGAACTTGCGATAGAGTCTGAAAAAATTGATCTTCTTGTGTCTAGGATAAGACAAGAAGAAGCCGCCGCTAAAGAGAGGGAAGCTGAGGCTGACTCACAGAAGTCTGCAAACAAAGAACTTCAGAGCCAACTTGATGGACTAGGTAAAAGGGCTAACGAATGGTCACGTTCAATGAGCAAGGGCTATAAAGAAGCTCAAGATGCCACTGCTGTCTTTAGGGAGCAGCAAAGGTTGCAAGAACAGGCTATAGGTCTACAAGACGTTGCACTTAGATATGGTGAGGACTCCAAGCAGTACCGTGCAGAACAAAACAAGATTGAGCGGGAAAACCTAGCCCTTAAGCTAGAGCAAGCTGGTGTGGATGACTCTCACATACAGAGTTTGTTACTTGGTAATATGGCCCTTGAGGCAGGTCTGAGGCTACTAGAGGCACAGCGTGACGTTACCTACACTATGTTTGAGGGTAGCGCGGGTGCGATAGCTATGCGAAAGTATGGCAGCAGGGGTACCCCCACTGGTACAGGGGAACCGAGCACCAAACCAACAAAACCAACAAAAGAACCCGTTGTCAAAGAGTCAGACCTTCAGAAACTACAGAAACAACTCAAACTAGAGAGAGCACTCGTTGGTCAAACCGAAGCTAGACAAAGGGTTATACAAGCCCTTGGTGTTGAGTTCTCTAAGAAGAACCCTCAGACTGTCGCTAGTCTTGAGAAACAAATCCAGTTAACTAAAGAGTTGATCCAAGAGGAACAGCAACGCCAAGACCTCATTGACTTTGTCGCAGATAGCATGGGAGATTCTTTCATGTCTATGGTTGAAGGTACTAAGTCCGTTAAGGATGCCTTCCGTGAAATGGCCAGTGACATTGTTAGAGAACTCTACAGAGTGCTTGTCGTTCAACAGATGGTTAACTCAGCCAAGACATTCTTGGGAGGTTTCTTCGCTGATGGGGGTGCTTTCTCAGGTGGTTCGCAGATACAAGCCTACGCTGATGGGGGTGTAGTCGGCAGTCCAACATACTTTGGTATGAGTGGAGGTAAGACTGGTCTCATGGGTGAAGCTGGCCCAGAAGCTATCATGCCACTTTCTCGTGGAGCTAATGGTAAGCTGGGGGTTCAGGCAGAAGGTGTCGGAGGCGTCACCATAAACCAGAACATCAATATTTCCACTGGGGTACAACAGACAGTACGCAGTGAAATCAAATCAATGATGCCACAGATTGCTGAACAGTCTAAGGCTGCGGTACTAGACGCCAAGAGGCGCGGTGGTTCTTACGGGGGCAAATTCTAATGGCTATCACATACCCACTGTCGCTACCGACTACTATAGGTATCGCTCAGATTGACTTCAGGGCAGTTAGTGCTGTTGCTATCTCTAAATCTCCGTTTACCTTTCAGCAACAAGCTCATGTCTACAGTGGTCAGGCTTGGCAAGCTGACATTACACTACCGCCAGTCAAGGGTGACCTAGCTGAGGCTTGGGTGGGGTTCCTACTGGCTCTCAGAGGTCAGTCAGGTACGTTCTACCTTAGTGATCCCTTGAACACCTCCCCTAGAGGCACAGCGACAACCCTGTCCGTTACGGGTACGTCTGGTAGCAGTAGTGTTGCTGCCACTATCAATGGTACTCTTAAGGCTGGAGATTGGTTCAGCCTTGGATCAGGTACTAGCACTCGCCTGTACAAGGTTGTCCAAGACATTAGTTCAAGTGGGACTATGGAGATATACCCTGCCTTACGCTCTACTGTAACAGGAGCTACGGGAGACCTCACAGAAGCTAAGGGTGCTTTCAGGCTATCTAGTAATGAGACCTCTTGGTCTATTAATGACATTAATTCCTACGGTATAACCTTTGGGGCTATGGAGGCACTATGAGCGATAAAACTATATCTGGCATCACCGACAGCGAGATACAGCCATTTTACGCTGTGGAGTTACTATTTGATTCTGGTGCTGTACGTCTGTGGACAGGCTACGACAACAAGACTATCGGAGGGGATACTTACCTTGGCGCTGGTAGCTTATTGAGTATCCCTAACGTAGAAGAAATTGCGGATATGTCAGCTAAGTCTGCTGAGATAGCCCTTAGTGGTGTTGCTACGGAGCTTGTTAGCCTAGCTCTACAGGAGCCGTATCAGGGTCGTAACGCAAGGATACTCTTTGGTATTGAGGGCCAGACACCCATAGAAGTCTTTGGCGGTCTTATGGATGTTATGACCATAAATGATTCTGGTGAGGCATCTACAATATCTTTGACTGTGGAAAGCAGACTTGTTGAACTTGAGCGAATAAGACCTTTCAGATATACCGACAACAGCCAGAAGCTACGTCACCCTACAGACGACTTCTTCTCCTTTGTACCTGCGCTACAAGACAGGGAAATCCTTTGGGGAAGAGAAGTAGTTAAGCCCACATAAGAAAGATAGCTCATGCCCGACTTACCTGCACTATACGAGTACCTAAAGAAAGAGAAGAACACAGTCTTCCACTACCACATAAAAGATTGCTTCATGTTCACCAACGATGCTTGGAAAGCTATGTATGGACATGGTTGGGCGGATGACTGGGACAGACGATACATCAAGTCCACTGGGCTTTACATGAAGGTAAAAGAGCTAAAGAAAGAGTTTGGCTTTGACACGATAGAAGAGGCTGTAGATAGCAAGCTAACTAGGGTCAATGGTGTGCCTCCAAGGGGAGCATTGGTAGCTACAGATAAGAATGTTGCGGCTACAATTATAGGTAAAGCATTTGGTATCTGCATAGGTAACAAAGCTGCTTTCTTAAGTAAATCTGGTGTTGTTTATATACCTGTCAGAGAAATAACAGAGGCTTGGGTAGAATAGATGAAAACTCCTTTTAATGTGTTAGCTAAACATAACTCTTGGGATAAAGCCCCCAGAGACCCTATTACTGTTGGTAATGCCATAATAGCTGGCTTAGGTATGTCTACCTCTTATCTGTCTGTAATCTGGCTAACGGGTTTTGTCGCTACCACACTTGTAGCTGGTGCTCTTATGAGGGCACTTATGCCTAAGCCACCTAAGATGCAAGAGGGTCTATTAGGTAACTTCCGTCAGGCCGCTGCTCCTTGGGATGTAGTGTACGGTCAGGTTCGTAAGGGTGGCACTATCACCTACATGGAATCTACAGGCGACACTAACAAGTATCTACACATGATAATTAGCCTCGCTGGGCATGAGGTTGAAGAGATTGGTGACATCTACATTAATGACAAAGTTGTTACTATTGACAGTAATGATGAGGTAACTTCAGAACCTTGGGTCTCTGGTTCTGGTGGTGCTAACAAGTGGATTACTATTAAGAAGTTTACAGGTGCCAGTAACCAGAATATCTACAACAGCCTGCAAAGCATGACTGATGGCCCTACCTTTGAGAACGAAGCTGCAACTAATACACCCTCTAATTTCAAGGGTGAAGGCATCTCGTGTATATACGTTAGGCTGGAGTATAACCGTGATGTGTTCGCTAGTGGCATCCCCTCCTTTTCCGCTGTAGTCAAGGGTAAGAAGGTCTATGACCCTCGTACATCTACAACGGGCTGGTCAGCTAATGCTGCTTTGTGTATTCGTGATTACCTCGTTAGTGAATACGGGTTGAACACGCTTGCATCAAGCATTGACGATGACTACTTTTCTACTGCCGCTAACGACTGTAACACAAGCTCAGGTTCGGGTGAATCCAATAAATTTGAGATTAACGGTGTCATAAGCACAGGCGCTAACATAAGAACCAACCTACAAGATATGGTCGGTGCTTGTGTTGGTAACTTGTACTACAGTGCTGGCCAGTTTAAGCTAGTAGCTGGTGTATATAGCCCGTCCGTTAAGACGTTGACCCTACATGACCTGCGCAGTGAGATTAGCCTTAACACAAGGACTTCTCGGCGGGATAACTTTAACTCTGTTCAGGGTACATTTATTTGGGCTGGAGTTGACGATGGCTCAAACAGTGGTGGTGACTGGACGGAGTTTGAGTACCCACCCATTACATCTCCCACATTTGTCACAGAAGATAATGAATACGACAACCCACTACAGCTAGACCTCCCGCTTACCACAGGTTCAGCTACAGCACAGCGTATTGCTAAACAGACTTTGTTCCGCGCTAGGGAGCAAATGTCCTTTAGTGCTGAGTTTGGTATGAACGCATTTGACCTTGAGATTGGCGATACAGTTAGCTTAACTCTTGATCGTTACGGGTGGGATGAGAAAGAGTTTGAAGTTGTAAGTTGGGGATTTAAGGCTTCCCAAGACGCTGGTGATCTTCGGGTTACTCTTGGTCTTAGGGAAACCTCATCTGCTGCATTTG